TAAATTTAGTTATGTCTTTAGTTATTTCCAAATAATGTAAAACCGTATTCATTTTTCCATTTATTTTATCTATATTATATCCTTTGTATTGTACCTGTTTATCCTTTAATAGTTGTATTGCATTTAATGAATATGCACACCAATCACTGTAAAAAATTACATATGATTTTGGATTAGCCATTATTTTTCTTGTTATTATATCATTTGACATATACTAAGTAAAAGAAAAAATTGAAATAGAATTTTCGTTTTTTATTAACCAATACTATAACAATATAATCTATACAATGGATATTTATAACTTTTCTGGAACTTATTATGAAATAGGCAAACAACAAGGTGAAATATATAAAAAAAGAAAATCTTTTCTGAAATCAGTTAAAATAAATAAAAAAATATACGATAAACAATATGAAATTTACAAAAAATATTATCCTGAGATTTTAGATGAATTTCGTGGGATATCTGATAGTACAGGATATAAATTTGAGAATATATTTTATATCCTGAGATTTTAGATGAATTTCGTGGGATATCTGATAGTACAGGATATAAATTTGAGAATATATTTTATGGATTAACACTTTGTTCTAAAATGAGCGGATGTTCTATATTTGGAACAAAGACATCAAAGGGAACATATATTGGAAGAAACTATGATTGGACAAAAAAAGGCGGTAGTGGATGTATATTTTCAGTTAAACACAATGATAAAAATTCTTTTGTTTCAATTTCTGATAATGGTGTTGAGGAAGATGGTTATGCTAAAAAATATCATATGTTTTTTGGTATGGATTTTATAAATAACAAAAAATTGTATATTGGTTTGACATATTTTCATTGCGATAAAAAAACATTCGGGTTAAGTATGGACCATTATATGAGATTAATATCGGAGAAGTGTGAAACAGTATCTGAAGTGTTAGATATAATTAAAGTTACCCCATTATCTGAACCAAAAAACTTTTTTATTTCCGATAAAAACGGCGATATGATTACAGTGGAACACACTACGGAAATGTATAAAGTAATATATCCAAAAGATGATATAGTTATTCATACTAATCACGCTCTAAGTAAACATATTGAAAAGTTTGACACAATAAATAGAAAATATCCTTATCATGATTCTTATGTCAGATATTACGAAATATTGATGTTACTGCAAACATTCAAAAAAAATATTAATTTGAGTAAAATAAAAAATAAAATTCTTATGAATCCTAAATCGTATACATATGAAAATTTTAAAACTTATGGGACACTTTGGTCCTTAATTATTAATTGGAAACGAAAAGAGGCAATAGTTTATTATAAACATAATAATAAAACAAAATCAGTTGATTTATTAAAAATTTTAGTTTCTATTGGTACAAAAATATAAATAAAATTGATATATTATTTCATTATTAATAATAAAATAATATGCAATAAAAAAAAAATGACAGTAGTCGATATAAATCCAAATCAATATTTATATTTTGAAAAAGACATACCAGATAAACAAGTGATAGTTTGTATAATATATGACGAATATAAATATATGACATCTGAAATGAGATATGATATAATAAAATTAGTACTTGGATATTCGTCAAACTCTTTATTTTGGATTAATGCCGAAAATGTAAATGGGTTTATAAGTCAGAAAGAATGCGTAAATTATATTTTTAGAATTACACAGATAATGCTCAATTCAAATATTCAACAAAAATTTTTTGATGTTAAACAATCAATAGAAAAATTTAATAATTTAATAAATGAAAGAGAAGAAAACATAGATTTATTCATATTTTCCAGATATAAATTATCAAATATAGAAATAGAATGTTTTTCAAATAAATCTTCATTAAATATGTATGGAATGATAGATTACGATAATTTATTGGGTGATGAAGATCCTCTTATAGGTATATGGTTTACTTCTAGTGGTGATAATATTGTAGAAAAAGCTTTTTTTGATATTTGTAAACAAAATGAAAATATACAAAAATCAAAGATTATTAAAAAATTAGACGATACAGACAAACATATAACCATATACCCATATGGTTCATATTATTCAATTATTGGAAAATATACATTAGATGATATTAAATTTGACGAAAACACAACTTTTAATAATATTGACGAAAATAAAGAGGAATGTGTGTTGAAAGTTTTTGGCGGAATTTGTAATTATATTGAAAATCAGTTTTCTGATATAGATGTTTTGACCCTTGGAACTATCAAAAGTGATAGTGAATATATATTGGATAATATTAAAAATTATTTAAATTTGTGTGAAATTGGCAACTATTTGTATGAGTGTTTAATTAATGAAACAAAAGATTCAGTTGAAAAATATATACAACAATATTTTGATAAAGTTGTTGGAGACAAAGCAGTTAAACCAGAAGATTTTTTCAAAATATTTTCAAAAAATAATATTAATTCTGTGAAATCCTTTGGATTTAAATCAAGATTAATGCAAAATTTTGCAAAACTTAAATTCGATGTTCCAAAAGTTGTGTTAAACGATGATATTTTAAAGGATAAAAAATTTATTAAATCATGTGATCAAATTATGTCTGTTATATCATTAACTAATTGGTATGACGAAGTTTTAGATGGTGGTGCAATTGGTCTCGTGTTTCAAACAAATGTTACAAAATTTGAAAAAATGGGATACGAATTATCATTTGATCATAAAAATATAACATCAACATTGTTGCCGATCAAAGATTATTTGGATGTAGTTTATAATTTTTTCGGAAATGGCAATGTGACAAATCTTAATGATAAAAATATATTATATGGTAACGCAGTAGGAAATGGTAATTCCATGATACCATTATATATTAATAGATTTCATTGGAAGATAGCAAGATCTTATCTCGAACCTCTTTTAGGATTAACATATGCGCATAATCCATCTGGATATACAAAACAACATGTTAAAAATGTGTTTCTGTTATGTTTAGAAATGGCAGTATGGAATTTTTTGCCAGATCGATCAGATGGAACACTGCAAAAACACAGATCAATAAATGACAAATGGATACAGTCATTCTTTTATATTTGGAGAACATGTGTTCAATTGATGAAAGAACAAGGATATTCCAGAGGAATAAAAAAATATATTGATAATTTCATGCTAGATCCCAAGCGCAGATTAACCAAAGGAATTTATGATTCGATTACTATATTATCACAATTACTATGTTCTGAATACGAATTAAATGAAGAAAATGAAACACAATTATTAACTTTTATATTGGAAGAAGGAATCAGACGATATATGACAAAAGTTTATAAACCATCTCATCTAAATGTTGTATTGGAAAATGAAGAAACGTTGCTTGCATTTAAATGTGAAATTGAGAAAAATATGATACCATTTTTAGAAACACTTGACGGATATATTAAATTTTCGAAAGTGTTTAGAGATTTTTTGAAAAAAGTTGGGTCATTTAAAATTTTGTTAAAAAAGTTAGAAGATTCATATGGAGTATTGGAAAGTGAATACATAGAGTGTTTTAAAAAAATGATATTAGATGTTTCATATGTCGGATTCTCTGAAAATAGAAATACTATTCCAGAAAAATCAATAGATTTTGAGTATATTTCGACAGCTCTAAAACTACCCTTCCCTAAAATCAACATATTAAATTATTTGGTCCTTGGTGTCCTTTATGGGAAAAATAAAATAAAAATGAAACATATACATGATAAAAACATAGTTATAAATGCAGATACCACAGTTAATGATATTATTAAATATTATAAAAAATAATACACATATACTTCTTTTGTTTATTATATAAAGATTTCTGCATATAAAATACGTATTATGGTGTTTACGATAGAAACTTTTATTCTTTTGCCACTTCTTGTATTGTTATTTTCATTTATTATTGGGTCGTTAGTAATTCTACCAATTATTATATTGGTTAATGCTAAAGATTATGAAGAAGAAGAAGATAATGAGATAAATGAAACTAAAGAAGATATGCCAGATTTGGTAAGTGACTGTGATAAAAATGAAAATGAAGACGAATACGCCGATATGCCAGATTTGGTAAGTGATTGTGATGAAAATAGAAACGATACAGATGAATCAATTAATTCGGAATTGTTGGAAAATAAAACAGTTCAATCGAATGATCATGTATATATACCTATACATATTGATAATATTGAATGTGAATGTGTATCTGATTGCGAATGTGAATTATCAAAAACAAATAAATTGCATGTCGAAATAGAAGAACACGATGAACATGTTTTATTGGGTATTAATAGTAAAAAGGATATTTGAAAACTTAACAATATAATATTTTTATGTATAATATATTGTAAACTAAATATAAGCAATGGTTTATTCATTGGATAGAAATCCTACATTTGAGGAAAAAAATTATCTAAAGGGAATTGGGCGTAATAAAGTTGGTAAGGGAAATGGATTTTTTTATTATTATCTCAAAAATAATAATCCTGTGACAAAGGATGATTTGTCAAGAATAATTAAATTAAAAATTCCACCGGCTTGGGAAAAGGTGTGGGTATCTGGCGATTCAAAATCTCCAATACAAGCAATCGGTTATGATCAGAAAAAAAGAAAACAATATAGATATCATGAAAGTCATATTCAAAATGCCGAGAAAGAGAAATTTTTACGAATGTATAATTTCATAAAATCAATACCTAAACTGGACAAAATAATGAAATATCACAAAAATAAACATCCTTATAATAAAGATAGAGTAATAACATCTATGTTATTTGTTGTTAAAAAAATTCATATGCGTGTCGGTAAAGAATGTTACGCAAAGATTAATAAGAGTTATGGCGTATCAAGTCTAAAAAAAACACATGTGAAAATTCAAGGTGGTAGAGTAACATTTAGGTTCAAGGGGAAATCTAACAAAAGATTGTCGTACACAATAGTTAACAAAACATTAGCACATCATATTAATTTACTAAAAAAATTATCTGGTGATAAAATATTTCAATATATATCTGAAGATGATAAGATATATCGAGTTACCGACAAAGATTTAAATGAATATATTCAACTGTATATGGGAAAACAATTTACGTGCAAAGATTTTAGAACTTATGCTGCTAATTATTATTTTGTAAAATCTTTACTAAGTGAAACCAGAGATAGTGTTCCAAACTCAGCGAAAAAAATAAGTCAAAACATATCAAAGGCTCTTAAAAAAACTGCATTTTATTTGAGACACACAAAGGCAATATCTAAAAAATCTTATGTTATGGAATTCTGTGTTAATCTTTATGAAACAAATACTGAATATTTTGTAAAACACAAAGAAGATGATCCGAGTTCAGTATTGTTCAAAATATTGAGCATTTACAGGAAGAAAATTTTGCATATTTAAAATTGATTTAAAATTGTTTACTTAAGATAAATAATATATTATTAAGTAAACAATTATGGATAAAAACAAATTAATAGAAAAACAAGATAAAATAAAACAACAAATAACAATACCAAAAACATTCGATTTATCTAAAATAAAAAAAATATGCGGTCTTGATGTTA